ACCGCCAGTAGGCAGCTTAAAATTGATAAACTCAATAATGTCAGGATGATCAATATCCATGTACGCAGCATAGCTTCCCTTTCTAGTTTTACCTTGTTTGTATGCAGTCATTTGACTATCTACAACTTTGAGGAATGGGATTGGACCTGGAGCTTTATCACTGACTGCCCTTACATCAGACCAATGACCTCCAACCCCACCACCTTTAACAGATAACCAAGCAACTTCTGTATTATGTGCAATTAAATCTTCTAATGTATCACCTACATAAGTTAAAAAACAACTAATAGGTAAAGCTTTAAATGGCTCACCCCATCTAGGAGCATTGCTAAGTACTGGACTAGCAAACATAAACCATTGTTTACTAGCATAGTTATATATTCTTTGAGCAAATCTATAGTCATCATTACAATAAGCAAGTGCTGCTCTAGCAAAAGCCTCTTGTGGAGAAGACTCTCCTTTAATCATGTAATAATCTTTTAGCAATTGTGTTGCTTGTTCTGATAGCAACTTGTCCCTAGATAAATTTATTTTTATCTTATCCATTACCAATTAACTCCCTTAGTTTCTTTTAACAACTTTATCATAGCTTTTAAATACCATTCAGCTTTTTCTGCATCTTGTAAAGGCTTATCTTTATTCCACATTCTCATAATATATTTAAGTATATTACCTTGACAATATGATATAGCTTCATGTTTACCTAATGTATCTACAATTACGTCATAAGTTTCGTATGAACCTTTATTGTAATGTTCAGGATGATTTACCATATCTTTATTTTTTTTAGTTTCTTCTTCTATTTGTTTACGAACATTTCCTAAATACTCTCCGTATAAACTCATTATGCAGTACCTTCAGTTTTAGTCCATGACGATATATGAGATATATCTTTCTTTTTCTTTAAGTTTTCTAACTCTCCAGACCTAGCCATACTATCCATTTCATCACTAACTCTATCAGCAAAGTCTTGATCTGTATTTAATAAATGAAAACATGTTACTAAACCATACATAGTATCTTTAAGTAAATCATGTTCTGCATCTTCTAATCTAGCTACTGGCATAATCAAAGCACTTAAATCCACTTTACCTGTCCATTTATTATTTTTAAAAGATGGTTTTATTACAACAGCAACACTATCTTCTTTTAATTTAGATGCTGCACTTTCCATAGTAAGTTCTTCTACTTCTTCACCTTCATCATACATAATGTTTTATCCCTTTAAAATTAATAAACTCTGGTATATCTATTTCTAAATCACAATTCAACCATTCTTTTGGTATAACTTTTGTAGCATATAAAAATTCATGTTTTTCACACCACTTTGCATATGTTGTTTTAGATTTCTTATTTAGTTTTTTATTACTGTTTGTAAATATAAATCTTATATCTAATTCTGGATGTTGCTTTTGTATAAGTATATGTTTACGTCTATCTGTAGGTGTGAACAATCCTTTTGTTTCTATTATTACACCATTAGGTAATATAAAATCAGGTGTGTATTTTCTATAAGCTAAATCTTCCCATTCTATTTTTATAGTTTCATAACCTACATCTAATTTAGCTTTAGTTAATTGTTGTTGTACTTGAACTTCGAGACCACTACGATAACCTTTTCTTTTAGAGGCTGCATAAGACTTTGCATTAAACATTTAGTTAACTTTTGTATAACAAACCATCGGAGGTACTTCAGCTTTTGAAACTCTAGATGGCATCTCTTTAAGTCCAGGCCAACAAGCATGTCTATAAGAACACCATGAACACTCTTGTTTTAACTTACGATTACCTGAAGGTTTTTTACGATAGGTTTCAGGTTCATCTTCAAAACATCTTCTAAATTTATTTATTTTTAATTCTTTATACAATTGTTTAGTTTGTGCTAAAACTTTATCTGTATCTAACTGAGGAGAATCTACATGTTTAAATTCTCCTGTACCTTTATTAATAACCCACCAACCATTTGGTTTAGTGTTAGTAGCTTTAGCATAACCTGCTAATTGTGCTATATATCCAAAGCTATCTTTTTCAGCTAACGTATCGTATGTTTTAAATTTATTTTGATAAGACCACGGACTTGCAGATTTAATATCAGCAACTCCTGTATCAAATATAATGTCAGGTGTTCCTGGTATCTTACAACCATCACCTAAATCTAACTCAATCTGTTCTCCATTTTTGTATGAAACACCTGAGGCTGTAAGTAAACCTTTAAATACAGCCTCAAGTATGTCACCAATTAACATCATAATAATAAAATTAGATGATGGAGGAAGAGCCGACTCTGGCTTGTTTTTATCAAACCAGAGTTGGCAATAAGGTCTGCCGATATTAGACATTCTAAGATTAAACTCACCTGTCCTTTTTTCAACAAACTGTTTATTGAGTGCAGTTTCAATATCTTTAACAATATTTTTTATTACTTTTTTAGATAAGATACTATCTTTAGTAGTAATACTATTAAGATGTTTATGAACTGCTAGTTCAATAGGATTAGTTAACATTACCTGACTCATCAATCTCAACAAACTCATTAACTAATGCATCAGTTTCTTGTTGCTTTTTAGCATCAATAGATTCTTGATGATTTGTATTAACCCATGTGTTATAGTTTTCTATCCAATCAGTAAAAGATTTAAAAGTACCTTGATCATCTTCTGTAATCTCAATTATATTAGGTAGTAATTCTACTTTTGGTACAAAGTATTTATTGCCAGATGCAATCTGTCTTTCATCTGTACCTAATTTAATATGATGTTGTGGTAATAATCTAGACTGTTTAGCCATTTGAGCAATAGGTGTACCTAATGTTTTAAATGCTTCACGATTATCTACTTCATAAATAAATGCAACACTTTCTTGTGGGTCAACATCTAGCCCTTCACTATCAATAGCTTTATCAAATGTAGCCAAACCAAATAACACTCGAACTCTTTTAATACTTTTAATTAAGTTCTTTTGACTCTCTGGTAAAGCTTGATAGTCTTCAATCCAACCACTAGGCTTACCACAGTTAACACCTCCAATGTTATCAATGAGATCTGATTTTAAGTCATTAGCCATGATTGTTTTTACAAACGTGCCTTTGCTATCTCCATTAGCCATTATGTATCTTTTATACATAAACTTCTGTTGGAATAATCTAATCTTTGGATCTTCTTGATAAATCTTATCACCATCAGGTAACTCTAAAGAATACATACCAGGATCTACTACCTTGATAGTTTTCTTTTTACCTTTTATTTCAGTCTCACCATCAATACCTGCATGGTCTATTTTTAATCTAGCTAAATTGCTTTTAGATTTTCTAGTGTCCATATCAGCAGTCATACCCATTGCTGTTGCTAACTGATTGAAACTATTTTTATCTGTATTAAGTGTAACTATTTCTGTAGACATATAATTCTCCTATATTTCTGTCTGTTCTAACCAACTTTTACCTATTTTCATATCTAATTTTAAAGGTACATTAAACTTTATACCCCACCTAGTTCTCATCAAAGATACTAAGTTCCCTTCAACTTCTTTTACAATACTTATTATATCATCCACTTCATTAGAGTGAACATCTATAATAAGACTATCGTGAACTGAGTTTACCACAATACTTTTTAGATGTGTCAATTTGTTTGTCACTTCAACTAAAACTAATGGAACAATATCTGCTGTAGCAAATGATTGAACAGGATAGTTTTTAATCTGAGTAAAGTGAGAAACACTTCCATCTTTTCTCCTTGTACATTCTGGAAAAGCAAACTGTCTACCACTTGGTGTAGTAATAGCACCTTTTGTTAGAGCTTCATTAGCTAATACCTTATGCCATCTTGCAATCCCTTTGTACTTTTGTAAAAAGTGTTCATAGTATTTAGCTTCGGCAGGTGTTCTACCATAGCCAGTTGCACCATACAAAGGGGCGAATGTATGCATCTTAGCTACTTGCCGTGTAGTAGGCTGTCCTGCATCAGTAATAACTTTAGCAGTATAACTATGAACATCAAAACCTTCTATTACTTCTTTAATAGCTGTTTCATCTTGACTAAGATAAGCAGCAACTCTAAATTCTAACTGAGCAAAATCAGCTTCTAGTATCTGTCCGTTCTCAAATCTAGATACAAATACTTTTTTAACTGGAAAAGTAGATCCTCTAGGTATGTTTTGCATATTAGGATTAGAACCACTAAACCTACCAGTTGTTGTTATATGTTGATTTAGTTTTACATGTAGCATTGAATCTTCTTTTACAAAATTATCAATGCCATCTACAAAATTAGATAAGTAACTAGTAATAGCAGACAGTCTCTTTAACCTATCTAAAAAGTCCCGTGCTTCTGTCATTTGTTTCTTATGAGCTACACTACTTAACATTTCTAAACTACTCTTACTAGTTTTAAAACCATTAGCACTAGCCCATTTTATATTAGACGGTGAAAATTTAAGACCTGCTACAAACTTTGTATCTTCAAGAATAAATCCTTTAGCATCACAAACTTTACACTTAGTTGGTTTCTTATATCGAGATCCATCTTTTCTTATTTTAAATACACAACCTCTACCTTTACATGTAGTACACTGTTTTGCTTTTGTTTTATATATTGTTTTAAATTGTTTTTTAACTGCTACTTTAAATACAGTGTTGTCCATATATGGTTGATCATTAATAGTATTTAACCAATTACTTTTAGATAAAGGTTTACGACTAAACAATACCCAAGATAATTGTTCAGGACTATTTAAGTTAATAGGTGTATCACCCATTAGATACTTTGTATATTTTTGTAAGTCAGTTTCTAATTGCAGCTTCTCATCTTCAAACTCTTTACGAACATCTTTAAGTTTATCTTTATCAATTTTAAAACCATTCTGATACATCTTAGATAAACAATAGGCTACTTCATTTGTTAGTTGCACAACTGGTAGAAGTGTGCTATTAATAAGCTTTTTACTTTGCTTTTGATATATCTCTTTGGTTGCACCCAAGTCATGTTTTAGATAGTTTTCTAATTCAGTTCTAGGTATATCCCTGGTTGAATAACCTTTTTTGAAATACACTTTTAGTGTGTCTTGTTTTAGTGTTTGACACCTGTAGTGTTCAGCAACTGCTGCAAGATTTAGTGCTGTTGTCCCAAGTCCTCTGTTAAGTATGTGTTGAGAGAGCATTGTGTCGTACACTCTTCCTGTATATACGAATCCTGATTCCCAAAGCCATAGTAAGTCATGAGAAATATTATGACCAACAAGAGTGGTAGTCTCATCTAATATCCTTTGAACTGTATTTCTGTTATGTACAACATCATCATCTTTAGTAATGTCACAATGGTCGAAAATATAAGTGGATGAATCTGTAGCATCCAATGAATAAATACCAACCATAACCAAAGAATTTGCCCTCTCGAATGGATCAAGATGGTTTTTACCATTTTTAATAGTGACTGTATTTTCAACATCAAGTATTGTTGTAGTCATCTAGTAGCCCCTTTTTTTGTAATCTTGATATGATTACTTTTTTTATTATATCTTTAAAAAAATAATTGTACCCAACATCATCTGCTTCTTTTAGAAAATCTTTAAGAGAAGTTTTTAGTACTTCATCATGTTCACTATTTACTAACTCTTCAAGTTTCATTTTCATATATTTCTCC